GGATGATCGGCGAGCTGCCGCTTGAACTCCGAGGGTGTCACATATGTCGTGTGAACAAAGGCCTCCTGGCGGTCGAGGTCGGCGATGTCCTCGCGCAAGACGCCGAAGAATTCCGGGTGAACCAGCCAGGGCTCGGGTCCGTCATAGCCCCACACGACCTTGAGCAGGGTCGCGCCCTTCACCAGCGACCAGTTCACCGCCTGCGAGAACTCGACATCGACGCCGCAGCGGCCAAACTCGCGATTGAGGAACCGCGCCGCGGCCTCGGCAATCGCCATGTCCTCGGCCGGGTCGGTGAGGTCGAGTTCGATGTCGAAACGGGTATCGGCGGGGGAAAACAGGTAGGAGGCGAGGCGGTCGATATGGCCGAAACAGCGGTTGTAGCGGGCCTGGTCGCCGGTTTCGGTCCCGGCCTGGTAGTAGTTTTTCCAGATGCGCAGCTGCTCGCGGCGGGAATCGCGGGAGACGGTGCACTCGTCGATGAGTTCCTTCGCCCAGTCGCCCACCATGCGCTGGGGAACTTTCAGGGTCACGCTTGCACGCGATCCCCCTTTCTCTCAGGTCTAATTCCGGGTCGTCCTGGGTCTATCTACCCGAGAGCCTATCACGCCTTGCCGATAATGTTGGCGTTCTTCAGCGGATCGCCGACCGCGCCGGATTCCAGGCCGCGGTGCAACAAGCGCATTGGATTTGCGGCCTGCGGTCCCTGCTTCGCATCCTGCAGCGCACGCGCCGGGTTCACCTGCACCTGCCCGCCGGCGCCCCAGAAACTCTTCAGCGCCTTGTTCATGGCGGGATCGCTCGGCGTCGCGCTCGCGTTTGCGGCTTGACGCACCTGCTCAGCCAGCTGCGCCTTTTCGTCGCGCTGCGCGCGCGTTTCCGCCGGCGAGATCGCGGCCACATCGCCCTCGCGCTGCCTGTCATTAATATTGGTCACCCCGTAGTCCTGCTCGAGCACTTGCTGGGTGTAGTCCATCGCCCGGCTTGCGTTGGTCTTGATCGCGAACCCCTGCGGCCGCCATTCCATCGGCACCACGCAGTAGGGGCACTTGGCGTCGGGCTCGTTGCCGCTCGCGTGCTCGACCTCAAAGATCTCCTGGCAGTCCAGACACTGGTAGGTGCGGCGCACCGGCATCACTCGTCCTCCAGATCGAGCATCTCGCGCAGATCCTTGATCTTTTCCATCGTGCGCGCGGAAAGGATGACATCATCCTCCTCGAGGCTGGTGAGCAATTCGGACAATGCCCGGCGTATATCCGTGAAGACGAAATCCACCATCACCAATCCACCTCCGCTCCGGCCCAGGCGCGCGCATCGGCCATGCGCTCGCGCTTTTCCTCGTTCTGCTTGAAGAAATCCTGCACGGCGTACGCGATCATATTCATCTCCGGGTGCTCTGTCTTCTGCCGCTCCAGTTCCGTCACCGCCTCGTAGGTGTAGTTGGTGGCAATCATGCCGCCGCGCACCCAGTCGATCCACGACTTGGTGGCCAAGCATGTGGCGATCACACGATCGTCATGGTTGCGGCCCGACCCCTCGATGGTCGAGCCCTCCTGCACCATCGTTTCCATCTCGGCGAGCAAGGGGAGCGAGCGCACGCGCAATTGCCGCAGCAGATACGAGTCGCGCATCTGGTTGAGGACGGTCAGCTTGTTGTCGAGGTTCATTTTCCAGTTGTAGACGTAGCCGGCCGCCATCGAATCGGGCTTGTGGTAGAGATACCACTTCACCGCGTTGAACACTTCGGGATGCACGGCGGCATTTGGTGAGGTCAGCACGCCGGCGCTGAGCAGGTTCTTGAGGTGCCGCAGCTCGTCCATCACGGCGGCGCCCGGTCCGTTCACCTCGAGATTGATCCAGACGTTCTTGTAGGATCCGGCAAGGTGGCACATCACCCACGCCACCTGGTACGTCTCCGGGCGCGTCGTGCAGTATTCCGCGACCTGAACAAGTTTATCAGCGTAGCAGCGGAAAACCTCGATGGCGTGCCGGTCGGATTCGTCGCTGCGTCCATAGGCGGGATCCACGCCCATGACGTAGACGCCCGCCGGATTCGGTTCTTCCCACACGCGCAGATCCGCCTCGTGCGTCGTGTCGACGGCTTCCATCTGCGCAGAGAGGAAGTTTTCGCCGAGCGTGTAGGCATAGGCCTTCAGCGGCGCCTCGCTGCTCTCCAGGAAATTGCGGTCCTCGGCCACACGCTTGAGCGGGAAGAACGACTTGCCGGTGAGGATGAAGGCCTGCTGCTCGGTCCAGGGATATTCCTGGTCCATCATATCCGGGTCGGGAATGCGCACCGTGCGCATCCAGCGGTGCCAGGCGATCTGGCCGGGCGTGATGCGGTGGTTGTATTGGCTCGCCACCTGCCCGACCAATTCGGCCTCGACCTCGTCGAGCTTGCCGTCCCAGTATTCCTTGTATTCGCGCGAGCCCTTGTCGAAGGAATAATCCTCCTTCGACCACCAGCCGATGAAGAAGGGGCACTGCGTGAGCTGGTCGGCCTTGGCGTCGTCCCACATATCTTTAAAGAGGTTCATGCCGCGGGCGGTGGACTCCCAGATGTAAAGCCGGTTGGGATGCTTCTGGGCGAGTGCTGCCTGTAGAGAAGCAACACCCTCGTGCGATCCCCAGCTTGATACTTCGGTGGCGTGGACGAAATTGAGAGCGCGCGAGCGGCCCAGGCCCTGCACCGTTTTTTTAGTCCCTGCCACCAGATACGAGAGAACGGAACCATTGGCCAACACCAGTGCGTTGCGGTTGTGCTTCTTGATGCCGACGCGCAGACCGGGCGGGAGCGAGGTCAGATAGTGCTCGAGCATCAGGCGGAAATTCTCCTTGTTCGCCTCGGTGTCGGTGATGAGCGCGCCCTGCAGGCCCTCGTGCACGCACAGCCAAAAGCAGTCGATCGCCAGCGAGATGGTCGAGATCCCGAGCTGGCGCGCCTTCAGGCAGACGAAGGAATGGATGCCGTTGTCGAGGCCGGTGCAGACGTGGCGCAGGAAGCGCCGCTGCGCGCCGTACAGCACCTCCAGGAGCGGCACCGGCTGGTTGCCGCCGTGCTCGATCTCCTTGGAGATGATCGTCAAATGGCCGATGAAATCAAGGAAGGGATCTAGCCAAAGGCCTTTCACGACTGCATGCAATCCCCCTTTCCTTTGGTGTTAACCGTGTGCTAATTTAGCATCTCGGAACGGGAGCAAATCAAATGCCGACTGCTCGTCAATGGTTGATTTTAGCCGGTGCATGGGGAACTTCATTCACGGTCCTGGGCGTTTTTCTTTTTGTCATCGTCCAACTGGCTCAGCACCACTAATCCTCCTTCGGCGGCACCATCCCGCGTCCCAAGAAGAAAAGATTTCGATCGTCGGCCGGGCTCTTTGTGCGACCGCGCGGACGCTTGGCCATCTCATCAAACTCCGCGGTCGAAAGATTTCCGCCATAGCCCCAAGGCTTCGGTTGATTTGACGGTTCGGGCGGTTTAGCTCGCCGACGAACCGGCGGTGTTGTAACCGGAGGCTGGATCACCGGAGATCCCAAAATCGGTTGAGCGCCGGCCCCAAAAGCTGCTTTGGCTGCTTTGGCTGCTTTGGCATCGGCAATCTGTTTTCGCTTGTGTCCATACACGCCGCTCAAGCCGCCCACAGTCGCACTGACACCCGCCTCCGGCGCCACTTTTGTCAGCCAATAATCCCAGTCTTTCAAATTCGCGTTTGCTTTTTGTCGAGCAGGACTAGTCTCAGGCAATGTTAGATCCACCAATTCAGGCACGAATGCTCCGAGTGCGCCTTCCGCAGCCCCACCAAGTATATTAAGCGCATAACCCGCTGGACCGGGAACATGCCTTCCCACGGGATACGATGTTGCCGCAGAGAACACAGGCGGCACTGCAAACCGCGCCGCTTTCGCATACCACGGCTCATATTCAAGGTATCCCTTTTCCGACTCCTCCTTAGATTTGGTCGACGTGTCCAGCTGTCCTTGCAACTCTTTGAGACGGTCCTTCACCGGGGCACTGTCACGCTCATAGACTTTGTCGATTTCTTGCGGGTCGGCATGTCTTCTCGTTTTCGCACGGTCGCGCGCTCCCTGCAGCCTAATCAGTTCATTCTGCAGCTTTTCAATTTCGGTCTTACGCGCCGCCACCGCACCCATATTTTTTTCCGCCTCGCTTCCCTTGAACTCATCTGCCGCCGTCGACGAGACGAGTTGCGGAAATTGGCTGAGACTTGCACCAAGATCGACGGCGGGATTTGCCATCGCGAGTGTCTGCGCCAACACACCCATCGGTTCCAACCGCCGCCGCGCAAACTCCGCGTCATCGGGACCGCGCGTCTGCGCGCGCCGGGATTGCCTCGCAGCGTCACGCTCCGCCTGATTGCGGATGATCTGTTGCTCCGCCTGCCGCGGATTCATGCCGGGAGTAAATGTTTGATCGCCCGGACGGGTGACGGGAAAACCACGGGACTGGCCGGCACGGAACATCTGCGCCGCGTTCTGCGGCGTCAGCCCCATGGAGGCGAGGAAGGATTGGACAGCCTGCGGATTGTTGCGCGCCCACTGAGCCACGCGCGGCCCGTATCGCCGCACCATCTGCTGCATACGCGTCATCGGCCTTTGCTCAGGCACCGCGCCTTCACCGCCGGCATTAAGATTCGCTGCGGCCTGCGCGATCAGTTCCTGCAGGGAAGGGCGTTCGTCAGCCATGGCTACGGTCCTTGTGGTGGTCGTCGCCGCGCAGGCGGATTCACCGTCACCTGCGATTCCGGCACATCATAATCCTCCCACGGAAGCGTCTGCAGCAACTCGGCCTGCGTCTTGTCGGCGTTCTTCATCGCCAACCGCGCCTCCACCTCGCCCAACTGATTCCAATACTTCCGCTCCACCAGCTGCTGGAGCCTTTCAAACTGCGCCCGCGAGAGCGTGATCTGGTCGGCGGTCGTCCCCATCGAGCGCGCCAGCGAATTAAGGTAGGCCTGCAGCATATCCTCCGGCGCCTCGTTTCTGGAAAAGCCCTCGGCTTCCTGGATCGGGTGTGACATCTCGTGCAAGGTGATCTCCCTCAGTTCCTTCGGATGACGTGCCAAAACTTCAAGTTGACTACGAGTCGGATGTCCTGTCGGCCAATAACTCCCCTCGACATCAAGCGGCCCTAGAGACGGGTTTAGTCTGAGATCATGCGTCATGTTGGTGAACAACCCGGGATAGGAGCGCTCGATGTCCGCCGCCTGAATCCTTGACCGCGGGCCGGTAATGCCGACGCCGGTGCCCGCGGCCACTTCCACGTCCTTGGTGGATTTTTCAAACCGCAGTTTCCCGTCCTTGCCGCGATACATTCCGGTAGCGCGATAGGCCACATCACGCGGCACACCGCGCTGCTCGAGCTGCAGAAACTGTTGCACCAGCCGCAGGTCCTCCGGACCCATCCCCTTAAGCCCCATGGTAATGCCAAGGGCCTCATTGAGGTCTGGATTGTTAAACACCGCGGCGCCCTGATCGAGCCATGCCGGCATCGGCACGCCGCGCTGCTTGAGCACATCGTGCAGACCACCGCGCGCAAAGGCGGCCGCATCGCGCAAGAAGGGGGCCGCCGTGTTGGGTTGCAGCTGCTTGTGCGTCAGCGACTGCACCGCCTGCGCACCCTCCTGCGCCTGCAGATCCTTCACAAAGGCGTCGATGTCGGTGTCAGCCATTTACTTCCACTTGTCGCCCCAGCACGGCCCGACCGGCGGGCACATGCACTCCGGCTTCCAGTCGACCGGCCAGTGGCGTGTACGCCACATCCAACAAACACCCAGTTCGTCACGCCTGCTGTCCTGCGTGAACAGCACCAGCGCCGCCACAATCAAAGCCATCCTCATCGCGGTCCCCCCGGTCGTTCCCTGGCAATCTCGTCGGCGGCAAGATCCTGCAGGCGCTGCAGCCGTTGGAAGCGCCCCGGATCCTTATCGTATTTGTCGTAAGCCTTTGCCTGATAGTCCTCATTTTCGTGGCTGCCGGCACCCATCACCGTCGCCACGATCCGCTGCACCAGCAATTCGTTTTCCTCGCTGCTCAAGAAGGCTTGGGTGGTGCCCTCGGCTCCGGTCGCGGGATTAATCCACCCGGCAATCGCCTGCGAGAACGCCTGCGGCCGCATCGCCGCCAGCTTGTGCAGGCCGCGGTGGATGCTCTCGTGCGTTATCGTCTGCGCAATATCGTGCTGCGCGTTGTTGGCATAGATCCAGCCGGTGTTTGGATCGAACTCGCCGACAAATCCTTGCTGACGGCTCTGCAGATAATTGGACACAACGTCGGCGCCCACCACGCGCGGCTGGAATCCCAAGGTTGCGATCGGATCGCGCTGCACGGCGAGCGCCGCGCGGGCAAAGACGTTGTGCAACTGCTGTTCAACGCCGCGGTTCTTGGGATCGAGCAGATCGACCGGCGACACTGGCGCGGTAAACTTATCACCCTGCGGCCGCACCGGGCGCCCGTGCGAATCGGTATAGGCGATGGCCTCCTTGTTGCGGGCAAAACCTTCCCACGACTGCTGATCCCACATCTTATTCTTGTTGGCGAAGTCGGCTTCCGATGAGGTCGGGAAGTCGTCGCGCAGCCAATCGACGAACATCTGTCCGA